GGGGCGGCGGGGGGGGGGGGGGGGGGGGGCCCGGCGCGCGCGGGGGGGGGGGGGGGGGGGGGGGGTGTCCCCTGGGCCGTTACGCTACCTGCCGAGACTGGGCGGGCCGGGGGCCGCGGAGACGCCGGGTATGGAATCCAGCCCGTGTCGGGTCGGGCTGGCAAGGTTCCCCGGTCGTGCTCGGCGCGGCCCCGAGACCCGGTCGCTGGGCAGGCGGCGGGCGGCCACAGGAGAAGCCTACCGCCCGGGGCGCGGCATGCGGGCCGGAAGGCGGCGCCCGGGCCGGCATCCAGTGGCGGTCCGGGGCGGGGTACTATCCCCTAGCGCTACTAAAGAACATAACAAGAGATATACCCCCCTCCCACATAAAGGGATCTATCTTTATCTAAAGGATAATAGCTAATAGAATGCCTCAGACGGCACAAAGGACTGGAGGGGGGTCTATGTCCTGTTAGCTTGTTTAGAATCCGCAGTGCCCGACCGGCCCTCCCGAGCGTGAACCGAGCGTGGGCGGCGGCCGCCCGGCTAGCGGCTAGGTCCGGACAGCGCGCTAGGCTTCAGCGACCAACACGTTCGAGGCCAAGGAGCAGTGACCAGGTGTCAACAGGTAAGCGCGGCAGGGACCGCATCCCGTACGGCCAGCCCGGCAGCAACCGGCGACCAGGCAGGGGCCGGCAGGCCGTCTACCCGTGGCGCACGTGGCTCGGGGAGGCCAAGACCTGGGAGCTGGAGTACAACAGCCTCGAGGCGGCCAGGCGGGCCAGGGCCAGCATCGCCGTCAGGGTGAGCAGGGTCAACCGCCAGCTCCGCGAGGCCGGCAGCCCGGGCTGGGTCGCGCACCGGTTCACGCTCCGCCCCGGCCACACCGACCCGGAGCTGGTCGGCGTCGACCTGACCTTCTGGTGGTTCGACGGGTCCTCCGAGGAGCCGGCCGCGTCGTTCCCCAACGAGGTGCTGGACCTCTTCGCGAGGCGGACCAACATGGCCGCCGAGGACCGGGCGGTCGAGCAGTCGCAGCTCCAGGTCCCGGCCTACGGCCCGGAGTACCAGGCCCGCCTCGTCGAGATCCTCTGCCCGACCCAGTACGGCCAGCCCGCCGAGGTCCTGTCCTCCCCGGCCTTCGACCACTGGCGCGGCTGGAAGCCCGACGAGTGCGAGGCCTGCTTCAACGCGGGCGGCCCCGTCGACCTGGGGATCGAGCAGTGAGCGGCCACCGCGAGCAGCTCGTCCAGGCCCTGCTGAAGCGGCTGGTCGACGCGTCCTCGCTGCCCGACTGGCTCACCGTCCACGTCCTGGGCCGGGACCTGGGGCCCCTGGCCGAGCTGCTGGCCGACGCGGTGCTGGAGGGCTACCGCGGAGAGTCGCCGACCGAGCAGGAGCTGGACGGGCTCGAGCACGTCGCCGCCCTGCTCTGGAACTGGGGCGCCAGGCACCCCCAGGACCCGCCGCTGCCCGAGGCCTGGGAGCAGGCCAGCGACTGGCTGGCCCAGGTCGTCGGCATCAGGGTCGCCGACCTCGAGCACCACGCCGTCGAGTGCGAGCGGATCGGGGTCGAGGCCCTCGAGCAGCGGATCCTGGCCGAGCAGCGGCTCGCCGCCGTCGAGGCGGAGCGGGACCACCTGGCCAGCACCCTGGCCGGCCTGCGGCGCGTCCACGGCGAGACGGTCCAGCGCCGGGGCGGGCCGTTCACCTCGGCCTTCGGGTCGGCGATCCCGAACTGCCCGACCTGCGGCGCCGCGGTCGACAGCCTCTACAGCCCCAACCTCGCGGAGGGCTACTGCCTGGCGATGCCGTGCGCCCACGCTGTGAGGGCCACCGTCTGGCCGGACGAGCACAGGGTCGAGCTCGCCGAGACGGGGCGCGGCTGATGGGCGCCTACGAGAAGCTGGTGGTCGAGGGCAAGCGGGCCTGCGACGCCCTAGCCGCGGTGACGCCCTGGAGCCGGGACGCCTGGGCCAAGTCCATCAGGGCCCTCGACAGGGCCGGGCTGATCCCGGCCGTGTCCATGGTCCAGGTCCTGCAGATCACCCGACGCACGGGGCTGGACCCCGAGGCCGTGGCGGAGCTGATCGTCAGGGAGGCCGAGGCGATCAGGGAGGCCGAGGGGGAGGCCGGCCCGTGAGCCGGCTCGGCCAGCCCGAGGAGGTCCGCGCCCACTGCGCGGCCCTCCTCCTGGCCGTCCTCGGCGTCCTCCTCATCCGGCTCGGCCGCGCGCTCCGGAAAGTTCCCGGGGAAACTTCCCCGGAAGGGTGTACGCAGGCCCCAGCGGCGGCATAGACTCATCTCATCAGCGGCGCACACGGCACCGCGAGAGACCTGGGGAGGTCCGATGAGGATCAGGGACTGGCGCCTGTCGTTCCACGCGGCGCAGCGGATGGTTGAGATGGGCCTGACGGCCTCGGACGTCGAGCTCGTCCTGGTCGACTGGGACAACCGGTACGAGCAGTCGAAGTACGGGCCCGGCCGGGTCATGTACCAGCGCGGCGGGGTCGCAGTGGCCACCGCCGAGGTCGAGGGCGAGGACAAGGTCATCGTCTCGGTCCTGTGGAACAAGAAGGAGCAGTGGGAGCGATGAGCGAGCAGACCGAGGGGGCGGGGCGCGTCCGCGCGCTCCGCCTCGACGCGGCCAAGGGCCGCAGCCTCGGGCCGGACGGCCCGCAGGGCAGCCGCGTGATCGAGCTGGAGATGGAGGTCGGCCCCGACACGGGCCACCTGTTCGCCCAGGCCGTCTACGAGCGGGCCGACAAGTCCTTCTACGTGGCGAACTGGAGCGAGGCCCGCGGCTCGGTCCCCGAGTGGGTCCTCGAGTGGGCCCGGAAGGTGGGCATCCGATGAGCCGCAGGGAAGTGACCGAGCGCAAGCGGCTCGAGGGCACCAAGACGGGCGTCCCGAGCTGGGTGCGCAAGCTGGTCGAGCGGCAGGACCGCGCCATCCAGGACCTCGAGGCCGAGGTCGAGCGGCTGACCGCCGAGCTGGCCGGCGACGGGTCCTCCACCTTCGGGACGGGCACCAGCTCGGACCCCGACCGTCGGCCGCTGGCCGGCCGCTACACCGACGCCGTGTCGTGGATCGAGCGGCTGGGCGAGGAGGACCCCAAGCGCGACTCCTTCCAGCTGGACTTCATCGACCAGGGCGACCACGTCGAGGTCCGGTGCAGCAGCTGGCACGGGATCGCCCTGTTCCCCACGGCGTCCAACGTCGTGCTGGTCAAGAAGGGGCGGACCAAGTGAGGGAGATCCCGTTCGACCCCAGCGGTCCGCCCAGGCACCGAGACCTGATGGTCATGGGCCAGATCGGCACCCTGACCAAGGGGCGCCCGCTGTCGCGCCGCCGCTCGCCACTGGAGCGGGCCATCGACGTGGCCGTGCGCCGCGCGCTGGCCACCGGCCACAAGCAGCAGGTCCGGGTCTGCGGCCCCTTCCGGCCCGAGGACCACGACCTCCACACCCCCAAGCCCGCCCTCGTAGTCCAGGAGATCCGATGAGAGTCACCGTCGACACCGCAGACGACAACCAGCTGGGGGACCTCACGCGGGCCCTGGTCGCCGAGCTCGACGACCACCCCGGGGTCCCCGCCGAGCACGAGCTCGCCGGCATGCTGGGCACGGCCCTCAGGGCGGTGGCCCAGTGAGCGCCGGCCGACCAGTCACCGGGGCCTACGCCCCGACAGGGGCCGCCATCGCGGCAGGCATGCAGATTCAGCGGGCCTCGGAGCTGGGGGGCCGGGCCGTGAGCCCCACGATCCCCGCGACCAGGGTGGCCTCCGGCCCGGCCGTGGTGGCCGGCGTCAGGTCCTTCGCCCCGCTGACCGGCTCGACGGCCGGGGAGGGCGAGGACCGGCCGCTCTGCGAGCAGGTCGACCCCGAGCTGTTCTTCCCGGCGGGCAGGGGCGACACGGACAAGATCCGCGAGGCCAAGGCCGTCTGCGCCCGGTGCCCCTTCGACCGGTTCCAGGCCTGCCGCGAGGAGGCCATCGACGAGGGCGACCGGTGGGCGATCCGCGGCGGGCTGACCCCGCGGGAGCGCCTCCGGTACGCGCCGCGGAGGGTCGCCTGATGGCCGCCCAGGGGTCCAGGCCGCAGGCGAGCCGGAGCCCGCGCGCCGCGGAGCTCCGCCTCCTCGACGCCGCCGCGGAGTGGAAGGAGCGGGGCGCCTGCCACGGCCGCAACGACGATGCCATGTTCCCAGACTCGAACCGCGAGCAGAAGGTCGCCGCCCAGTTCTGCCAGCTCAGGTGCGAGGTCCAGACCGAGTGCCTGTCGTACGCCCTCGAGGCCGACGAGCGATGGGGCGTCTGGGGCGGGACCACCGAGCGGGAGCGGGAGCGCCTCCGCCGCCGCGCCCAGGGGCGGGCCGAGTGAGCCGCCGGGCCGGGAGGGCGACCGTGCTGTCCGGCAAGTGCCGGCACGCCGCCGCCGTCACGATGAAGTCCGGGGCGGCCAAGGCGGCCCCGTGGCACCGCGAGTGCCGGGGCAGGGTCCACACCCGCCCAGGGGGCCCGGTCATGGAGTGCGAGTGCCTGTGCCACGGCTCGGGCCCCAGGGACCTGCGGGACGAGATAGCCGACGCCAGGCGCGAGCGGCTGGTCGCGGCCGGGCTGGACCCCGACGCGCCGGACCCCAAGAAGTCCAGGGAGCGGGGGTACTGCAAGCACGACCACGAGATGACCCCCGAGAACGCCGGGCCCCGCGGCGAGTGCCGGGCTTGCAAGCGAGAGGCCTCCGCCAGGTGCAAGGCCCGGAAGAGTCAGGAGAGCGCGTCGTGAGGAAAGAGTCAGAGGGACACTCCACGGACGAGGACGGGCTGTGCAGGTTCAGCGACCTGCCGCCGGACACCTGCGCCGGTCACTGGGCCGGGACGGGCTCCCCGGGGACTAGGGCCAGCGTCGCCTGGTCCGACCTCAGGGGGCTGAGCGACCACCCCAGCGCCGTGGCGAGCCGGGAGCGCAACCACCGGTCGATGCACGGGGCGACGAGGAGCGGCCAGCCCTGGACCCCGGACGAGGACCGCTTCCTGCGGTCGTGGACCGGGTCCTTCGAGGAGGCCGCCAGGCGGCTGGGCCGGACCTGCGAGGGCGTCCACCTGCGGAAGGTCCGCCTCGAGCAGGGCCTGGGGTACCGGTGAGGGCCCGGGAGGCGGCCGCCGCGGTCGTGACCTGGGCGAGCCTGGTCGTCGTCGTCGCGGGGCCGGCCGCGCTGCTGCTGCTGGCCGCGTACTGGTGGGGGCCGTCGTGACTTACACGGAGGCCGACCGGCCGGACTGCAGGACGGGCTGCGGCAAGAAGGCCGCGCTGAGCAAGGGCGAGCTGGCCTACAAGGGGTTCTGCTCGGGGTGCTACAAGGCCGACGTCGCTCGGCGCAAGGAGGAGGAGAGGGCACGTGGAGGAGCAGGAGACGCTGGACCTGGGGCCGCAGTTCGACAGCGACCGGGGCCGGTTCCACACGACGACGCCGAAGCCGGGCACGGCCTGGTGGGCGAGGCAGAAGGAGCAGGAGCGGCAGCAGCTGAGTCTGTTCCCGGTCCAGGCGGTGACGGCGCCGAACGGGTGGGAGACCTACCAGCGGGCGCGGGAGAGGTACAGCCCGACGACGAGGTAGCGCCCCGGGGCAAGCGCCGGGTCCCCATGTCCTGCGGATGGTGCCTGGACGGCAACCACGTCGCCCGGCCGGACGGACCGCCCGTGGTCGACTCGCTGGGCCTGGAGAAGCCGGGCAGGCCGGGGACCGTCGGGTGCGTGGTGGACCAGGTCATCCTGTCCGGGCCCAGGAAGGGCGAGAACAAGGGGCTGGGGCCCTGCGCCTGCCACGCCGCCGGGCACGACAGGTCGAAGATTCCGGGGCACAGTTAGCCCACGCACACCCCACCAGCAAGCGAGAGGAGAAGCCATGGCCGAGGTACTCGAGGGCCACGACTTCAGGACCGGCCACGGGAACTCCAAGTACCCGTGGTCCGAGTGGCAGGACGGCCAGACCCGGAAGATCACCCGGGGCGACGACTTCGACGTCGAGGCCAAGGTCATGCAGGGCCAGATCAAGGTCCGCGGGTCCAAGGTCCAGCGCCTGACGGCGACCAACGTCCAGGGCGACTCCGTGGTCTTCACCTTCCAGCGCGAGGACGAGACGGCGGACGAGTTCCGCGCTCGCACCAAGCCGGCCAGGGACTGAGGCGCCCGGCCGCAACGTGGGGCCCGCGTACGCGAGATCCGGATTCATTCCACCGCTACGTGTACGCGGGCTCCACTAGCGCGGTACGCTTCTCACATCGACCGCGGCTGCCGCGGGGGAAGAACCCCCGAGGGCCGGCAAGCCGCCAGCACGACAGGAACAGTCACATGGTCACCACAGCAGTCGTCGCACAGGACCGGATCACCCCCTACCTCCGCCACGGCGTCGAGGTCTCCGGGGCCACCAGCATCGCCGAGGCGCTCAGGACCGCCAACCTCGACTGGGAGGTCGAGAAGGTGCCGACCTACGACCTCGTGGACGGCAAGCCCGTCCAGGTCGAGGGGCGCTTCAACGTCCGCCGCACGACCGACAACCGCGTCTTCGACGTGGTCGGCCGGGCCTACGAGCCGGTCAACAACCTCGACGCCCTCGGGCTCGGCGACGACCTCGTGCAGGTCGGCGGCGCCCAGTTCGTGGCGGCGGGCGAGACCGCCGGCGGCCGCGGGGTGTGGGTCGCCTTCGAGCTCCCCGAGGAGATCACCTTCGGCGGGCAGGACCCGCACAAGCTGACGGGCCTGCTCGAGACCACCCACGACGGCAAGCGGGCCGTGCGGATGCACATCGCCCCCGTCCGCTTCGCCTGCACCAACGTGATGAACCTGATGGTCCGCGGGGCCGTCCAGCGGTTCAGCGTTCACCACACCTCCAAGGCGCCCGAGCGGCTGCAGGAGGCGGCCCTCGCGGTCGGCCTGGTGGACGACTACGTCAAGGCGTACGAGGAGACCGGCGAGCGCCTGCTGAAGTCCCAGATGGGCGAGAAGGCGCTGGACCAGTTCCTGGCCCGCCTCATCCCGGCCCGCCCCCGCTCGGCCGACGAGGTCGCCGCGATCAAGGACCTCGCCCTCAACGCCCCGACCAACGAGTTCGGCCGCGGCACCGCCTATGCCGCCCTCAACGCGGTGCGGGAGTACTACGACCACGGCCGCCCGACCCGCACCACCGAGTCGGCCTTCATCGGCGCCTACACCGGCGTGAACGCGAAGATGGCCAACCGCGCCCTGTCGATGCTCGAGAACCGCGCGGCCGGCAAGGCGATGGCCTGATGGGCGGCAAGAGCCTGGGCGACGTCCCGGAGCGGTACGAGGAGGCCGTCAGCGAGGCCTCCCACACCATCCAGGCGATCAGCGGGATGCCGACCTCGGCCGGGCACCACATGTCCAGCCAGCTGGTCAAGCGGCCGGGTGAGGCCCACCGGGTCGAGGAGCTGCTGCGGCGGCAACTGGCCAACCACGCCCGCGACTCGGCCACCCACCTGGTGCCCGCCAGCATCACCGTGGAGTGGACCTGTCGGGTCAACGGCGTGTCTTCGCCTACCCGTTCATGCACGGCCCCGACGAGGAGTCCATCCTCGAGCAGCGCAGGGAGTTCGAGGCGGGCGCCGACCGCGCCTACCTGGACGCCAGGAGCTCCTACGGCCTCGTACAGTGGGCGATCCCGAAGTAGGGCCAGCAGGACTGTCCCGCTAGCTCAGTGGAGAGAGCAGCCGCCTCCTAAGCGGAAGGCCCCAGGTTCGAGTCCTGGGCGGGACGCGCAGACCAACCCATCGACGGAAGGGCAACAGATGAGGTTCGCAGTGAGGCTCGGCCTCGCGGTCGTGACCGACGTGCTCTGGCTCGGCGCCTACGGCGCCTCCAGGCTGAACGAGAGGCTGGCCAAGTGACCCAGCAGAAGCAGACCATCCTCGCCGAGGCCGACTCCATCGTCAACGGCCAGCGCCGCGAGGACTACGGCGGACCGTTCGAGTCCTTCTCCGACATCGCGAAGGGGTGGTCGATGGTGCTCGGCACGACCGTCACCCCCGAGCAGGTCGGCCTGTGCATGATCCAGCTCAAGGTCGCCCGGGCCAAGAACGGCGGGTTCCACAGGGACTCGTTCGTCGATATCGCCGGCTACGCCCAGTGCATGGAGTTCATCCACGACCACCGCGCCTCCCGGGGCGAGGAGGCGCCCAAGGGCGACCCCGGCCTCGAGGGCCAGCTGCGGTTCGCCAACCGCTACCGCCACGGCGACGACGGACGGATCTGCGAGCAGCTCGCCCGACCAGCCGGGGACAAGGACGCGGGCCAGTCAGGCTGGGTCATCGTCATCCCCGGGGGATCCACCGACCACCGCGTGGCCGGGTCCGCCTGCCACCGCGACCACCAGGAGGACAACGCATGACGCTCGGCCAGGAGACCTTCCACTTCTCGGGGATGCACGAGGCCTACCCCATCCTCCGCGACCACATCGTCCGGCACGGCAGGCGGGTCGCCCCGCGCGGCGAGCCCACCCTGGAGATCCTCGGCGCCAGCTTCACGGTCGCCGACGCGGTCAACCGCGGCGTGCCCCTCGGGACCGGCCGCAAGGTCGGCATCAAGATGCAGGCCATCGACGGCACGGGCAACCTCGCCGGGGCCAGCTTCCCCGACGTCGCGATCCGGCTGGCCAAGGTCATGGACCGCTTCGCCGACGACTACCCGGACGGCGCCCAGTTCCTGCCGTCGTCCCTGCCCGGCAGGCAGCTCGTCCCGACCCGCGACCTCGCCGAGATCCGTTCCCGCCGCAACGTCATCGACCGGGAGAAGCGGCGCTTCTTCCAGGGCGCCTACGGCCCGCGGATCGGCGACCAGCTGGAGCTCGTCGAGCAGCAGCTCCGGCGCGACCCGGACACGCGCCAGGCCGTCGTCAGCCTGTGGTCGGAGACCGACCGCGAGCCGACGTGGAAGGACCGCCCCTGCACGACCGAGTTCCAGTTCATGATCCGCGAGGGCAGGCTCGACGTCTTCGTGTTCATGCGGGCCAACGACCTGTGGACCGGCACCTGCTACGACGTCTTCCAGTTCGGCCAGATCCAGGCGGCCATGGCCCACGTCCTCGGCATCGAGCCCGGGACCTACCACCACTACGCCACCTCGCTGCACATCTACGAGCGGGACCTGGAGAAGTTCGAGGCGGTCCGGCGGTGGGAGGCCGACGCGGGCGGGTCCCCCGTCGCGCCGGCGGTCGAGAACGAGCGCGAGAGCTGGGGCCCGGACTGGGCGTCGCTCGCGCCCGGGGCCTACCCCTCGTGGGCGACCGTGCGGCAGGCCTTCGGCTTCATGCTGGAGGACGCCCACGACCGCTTCGAGTTCACCCCCAAGAACGGGGTCGAGGCCTGGTACTGGGACGTCCTGAAGCAGGCCGCCCAGTGAGCTCCGGGGGCGGCTGGGAGCCCGTGTTCTACGACGAGGAGGGCAACCCCGTCACCGAGGAGCAGATGCGCGAGAACGCCCGGCAGTCGGCGATGGCCCACGACGCCTTCGGCCGCGACCTCCGGCGGATGCTCTTCGACGAGCTCGACGAGGACCAGATGGGGACCCTCCAGCACCTGTTCCGGATCCTCGGCGCCACCCAGAACAAGGAGGGCCTGGTCAACTGGTACGAGGGCCTCATCGACGGCGCCTGCCATGCCCGGCGCCGGGCCCGCGAGCTGGAGTCCTCCCCGACCCCCACCCGGGAGTGCCACCCCTTCCAGGCCGACGGCGAGGACCCCGACACCTTCTGGGCCTGCGTCACCGAGTTCGGCGGGCTGATCTGCGGCAGGGAGCGGGACCACCAGGTCCACCTGTCGTGGGACGCCGGGGACGGGCTGGGGAAGTGAAGGTCAACGACAGGCAGCAGCGCGCACTGGTCAAGGCGGTCGAGGAGGCCAAGCAGGCCCTTGCCAACCACCACTCCTACCGGAGGATCGTCAAGGACTCTGAGCTGTCCACCGAGACCTGGCGGAAGCTCACCTCCCCGGTGGTCGACGAGGACGGGACCAACGGCTACGAGATCCCGACCCTGGAGCAGGCGTCCGTCGAGCTGCGGCTCTGGCCTGGTGCCCTGTTCGAGGTGGCCTACAACGCCCGGCGCCTCCGAGACTCGGACTTCGCCTCGTGACCCGTCCCAGCTGGGACGCCACGTGGATGCGGGTGGCCGCCGACGTGGCCGCCCGCTCCGCGTGCGGGGTCCGCCGGGTGGGGGCGGTCGTCGTCTCGCCCGACAACCGCGACCACTGGATCGGCTACAACGGGCCCCCGGCGGGCTTCAGGGGCTCCCTGGGGCTCCCGGACGACTCCGGGTGCGCAAGTTACTGCCCTCAGGGCGGTCGGGGCTCAGAGGAGGTCCGGGGCGTCCCGTGCGTGGCCATCCACGCCGAGGTCAACGCCCTCATGCAGTCCGACCGGCGCCTGAGGGCCGGCGGGACCGTCTACGTGACCGCGGCGCCGTGCTGGAAGTGCGCGCTGGCGGTCGCCAACTCCGGGGTGGCCAGGCTGGTCTGCCCGGACTGGGAGGACTGGCGGCAGGCCGACGCCCTCCGGATCGCCGGGGTCTACAGGGACTCCGGGCTCACCATCACCCACGAGGGGACCCAGCGATGACGCAGGACCTGACCAACGCCTGGATGGCGACTCACACCGGCGGCCGCTTCTGGCCGACCCAGCCCGAGCCCATGCTCGTCGAGCCCCGGGACATCGCTCGGTCCCTGTCCATGCTCTGCCGGTACGGCGGCCACGTCGAGCGGTTCTACTCCGTCGCGGAGCACTGCGTGCTGATGAGCCGGGCGGTGCCCGAGGAGGACGCCCTCTGGGCCCTCCTCCACGACGCCACCGAGGCCTACGTCGGGGACATGGTCCGGCCGCTCAAGCACCAGCTGCCGGCCTTCTCCGAGCTGGAGGGCCAGGTCATGGCCGCCGTCGCCCTGCGCTTCGGCCTGCAGACGGAGTGGGGGGTCCCGGCCGGCGGGGCCGACCACGGCCGGTTCATGGAGCCGGTCATGCCGGCCTCCGTCAGGGACGCCGACAACAGGATCATCCTCGACGAGAAGAGGGCCGTCCTCAGGCCGCAGAAGCACCGCTGGGCCGCCGACGACCTGGAGCCGCTCGGCGTGGAGATCCGGGCCTGGCGCCCGTCCCGCGCCGAGTACGCCTACCTGGAGCGGCTCGACGAGCTCGGGGTCGAGATCCGATGAGCTGGGGCGACCCGCCCGCCACCTCCGCCGCCGTGTCGGAGCGGATGCGCCGGGTCAAGGTCCGGGACACCAAGCCGGAGGTCGAGCTGCGGTTCCACCTCCGGCGCCTGGGGCTGACCGGCTACCGGCTCGACCGGCCGCTCGGCCTGGACGGCCTGAGGCGCAAGGCCGACGTCACCTTCGTCGGCGCCCGGGTCGCCGTCTTCGTCGACGGGTGCTACTGGCACGGGTGCCCCGAGCACTTCAGGCCCTCCGGCGCCAACGAGGCCTGGTGGCGGGCGAAGATCGAGCGGACCCGCGCCAGGGACCTGGACACGACCGAGAGGCTCACGGCGGCGGGGTGGTCCGTCGTCCGCGTCTGGGAGCACGACCGGCCGGACGAGGCGGCCGCCAGGGTGGCCGAAGTGGTCAGGGCCCGCGGCAGGGTTTGAGCCCGGGACCCGGCCCGAGCCAGGGCGCACGCTGAACCACACATCGCTCAGTCGGCTAGCCCCCGTCGGGCCGGGACCCCGAGCACCGCAGGGCCGCTGGGCGGCGGCCCCCGAGGAAGGAACACCGTGCCAGGCACGACAGACATCGAGCTCCACTGGGTCGAGACCCTCTCCGACGCCAACGACTTCATGCACTGGCTCGGCCAGCGCAGGACCTGGCTCGCCGTCGACACCGAGACCGGCGGCTTCGACTGGTGGCGCGACCGGCTGCGGACCGTCCAGTTCGGGGACAGGCACCACGGCTGGTGCATCGAGTGGGACCGCTGGGCCGGCCTCATCATCGAGGCCCTCAACCGCTACGACGGCCCCATCGCGATGCACAACGCCAAGTTCGACACCCACTTCCTGGAGGTCAACGGCGTCCGGCTCAAGCGGTGGCTGGTCCACGACACCCGCGCCATGGCCCACATCCTGAACCCGGCCAAGCGCACCGGCCTGAAGCCGAAGTCCGCCGAGGTCCTCGGCCCCTGGGCGCTCCACGGCGAGGACGAGCTGAAGCAGGCCATGACCGCCGGCGGCTGGACCTGGGACACCGTCCCCGTCGAGCTCCTCTGGAAGTACGCCGCCTTCGACACCGTGCTGACCGCCCAGCTCGCCGACGAGCTCTACCCCTGGATCGCCCAGGGCTACCAGGGGATCTACGACCTGGAGATCGCCTCGACCCAGGTCCTGTGCGACATGGAGCGGCGGGGCATCCTCATCGACCGCGGCTACCTGACCCGGGCCATGGAGGACTGGGGCCGCCAGGAGGCCGCCGTCGGGCACGTGCTCAAGGAGCAGTTCAACGTCCACAACCCCAACTCCGACCAGCAGGTCATGCGGGCCCTGGAGCGGGAGACCGGCTGGCGCCCGATCGTCTTCACCGACAAGGGCAACCCCAAGCTCGACGACGACATCCTGCGGGCCATCGACCACCCGGTCGCCCAGCTGACCCTGGGCCACCGCGAGTACCACAAGATGACCCACACCTACGGCCGGAACATCCTGGAGCTCTGCGGACCCGACGGGCGGCTCCACGCCAGCATCAACCCGCTCGGGGCCCGCACGGGACGCATGAGCGTGTCCAGGCCCTCGCTCCAGAACCTGCCGGCCAAGGACGACCGCATCCGCAACGCCTTCTGGGTGCCCGAGGGCTACTACATGGGCAAGGCCGACTACGACCAGATCGAGGGCCGGCTCTTCGCCCACTACTCCGGGGACCAGCGGATGCTGGAGATGGTCCGCTACGGCGACCACCTCGCCTCGCAGGGCCGGTCGGGCTACGACCTGTGGTCCAACTCGGCCCGGATGGTGTTCGGCGTCGGCTGGGAGGACGAGGTCCCCAAGCCCCTCCGCAAGAAGGTCAAGGGCGTCGCGCTCGGCAAGATGTACGGCTCCGGGCTGGAGACCTTCGCGGCGACGTCGGGCCTGACCCTGGCGGAGGCCAGCGAGGCCAACAGCGCCTACGAGCGGGCCTTCCCCGAGACCCGCAAGGACGCCTTCCCCAGCCGCGTGGCCAAGCAGCTCTGGGTCCGCAACCAGGAGAGCGGCGACCCCCACGTGGTGACGGCCTACGGGCGCAAGGAGCCCTGCTGGCCGCGCGAGGCCTACAAGGCCGTGAACTACCTCATCCAGGGGACGGCGGCCGACGTGCTCAAGGCCAAGCTGGTCGAGCTGAGCCGCACCTGGGTGGGCGAGACGATGATCCTCCCCATCCACGACGAGGTCCTCTTCGAGTGGCCGGAGGACGCCGCGCACGACGCGCTGGCCGTCGTCAACGAGGTCATGCCCGAGCGGACCAAGTTCCAGGTCCCGCTCACCACGGACGCCGAGCTGGTCCGCCGCTGGGGCGACGGCTACGGCGAGGCCGCCTAGTACGATCCATGTGCGCCGCCGGTGGGCACCGGGTGGCCGGAAGGAGAGCAGTGGAGCACCGCACCGCCCTGATCGTCGACCCCGGAAAGATGACCGGCTACGGCGACCTCACCTGGACCGTCGGGGACAAGAGCTCGGTCGCCTTCCGCGGCGGCGAGCTGCCGCACGACGAGTTCATCGACTACGCCTTCACGAGGATCCAGACCGGCGACCTGGACCTGGTCCTCATGGAGGGGTTCACCGTCAACCAGCGGACCGCCAAGGAGGCCTCTTCCGACGAGGTCATGTGGTCCATCAAGCAGATCGGCGTGCTGCAGACCTTCTGCCGCTGGTACCACACCCCGTTCGCCCGCCAGCTGCCCTCGGACAAGTCCTTCGCCGAGGGGAGCCGGAAGCTCAAGGCCGTCGGCTGGTGGGACGGTGCCAAGGGCGAGGCCGGCCACCGCCGCGACGCAGCCCGGCACGCCCTCGTCTACGCAGTCCGCCAGAACCTCATCGACCCCAGGAGCCTCCTGTGACCATGACCATCCAGCTCATCCTCTGCGTCCTCGCCGGCGCTGCCCTCCTCTGGCAGCTGGCGATCATCGGGATGGGCATCAGCTACGCCCGCACCGGCCGGTCCGTCAAGGTCGGCGTGCTGCCCGGCCTCCTGGCGGTCGCCCTGGTCGTGGCCGCAATCCTCATCGATCCCCGGGCTGGGCTCCTGTGAGGGCCTCGTACGACCAGGCGATGGACGCCTTCGTCCTCGAGTGCGGCCTGCACGAGGGGGACCTCGCCAAGCAGGTGCCCGGGGCGACCTGGAAGGCGGGCGTCGGACCGCAGGGTGCCTGGGTGGCCACGGCCACCTGGCCGGCCTACGTGGCCGTCAACGGCGTCTTCGCCTGGTCCATCGAGCCCGACCCCACCTACGTGGCCTGGGGCCAGCACCACTGGGAGCACCGCTTCGGCCCGCTCCTGACTCTCCGGTACATGGAGGACTTCCCGCTCCAGGGGCCGACGGCCGAGCGCCTCTGGCCGCTCCAGCGCGTGGCCACCTGGGCGATGGTCTTCGCCGAGCGCTACGCCGAGATGGACGAGATGGGCGGGGGCAAGACCCGCACCACCCTGGCCGCCATGAAGCTGGCCGTCGCCCTGCACGGCGAGGACGAGGTCTTCCCGGCCCTGGTCGTCTGCCCGAACAAGGTCCGGCGCACGTGGGTCAAGGAGGCCCACGACGACCGCGACGGCCAGGGCCCGTTCTGGGGGGAGCTGCGCGTCGAGGTCATGCCCAAGGGCAAGGCCCAGCAGCGCAAGCTCCTCGCGCGCCTGACCGACCCGGAGGTCCCCGCCGACGAGCGGCCGCAGGTCGTCGTGACCAACTGGGAGAGCCTCGCCGGCCTGTCGCGCCTGGAGGCCTTCGGGAACATCGAGATGACCCCGAAGGAGCGGGAGCCCAACCTCCTCAACGAGGTCGACTGGTCCACGGTCGTCGCCGACGAGGCGCACCGGGCGAAGGACCGCAAGTCCAAGCAGACCCGCGCCCTCAAGGCGATCGCCTTCGGCACCCAGCGGGTCGGCACCACGCCCGCCCGCTTCCGCTACGCCCTGACCGGGACCCCCGTGTCCAACAACAGCGCCGAGGCCTGGTCCATCCTGAACTTCCTCGACGAGGTCGCCTGGCCGGCCTACTCCAGGATGGTCGACAGGTACGCCACCACGATGTGGAACGCCTTCGGCGGGATGGAGATCGGCGGGGTGAAGCCGGAGACCCGCGAGGAGTTCTACCAGGCCTTCGAGCCGTACGGCATCCGCCGGCTCCGCGTCCAGTTCGACCCGTTCAAGCCCCAGGTCATGGAGCACACCCTCTCCGTGCCGATGGAGCCCAAGCAGGCGACCGCGTACGCGTCCATGGCCAAGGACATGATGGCCGAGCTCGACGGCGGCGTGCTGGTCGACACCCGCAAGATGACGGCCAGCGGCCGCCTCCACCAGCTGTCCCAGGCCTACGGCGAGATGGTCGACAAGGGGCGCAAGGACCCGGAGACCGGCGAGACCCTGCTGGACCTCCAGCTCAAGGCCCCGTCGAACAAGGTCAAGGTCATGCTGGAGCTCGTCGAGGAGATAGGCATCACCAAGGAGGCGGGCCCGTCCCGCCAGATCGTCTTCGGTGCCCCGTCGCGCCAGCTCATCGCCCTCTGCGAGGAGGCCCTGCTCAAGGCCAAGATCCCGTACTGCCTCGTCGCCGGCGGGATGAACGACCACGAGCAGGACGCCTACCTGAGGGCCTTCGAGCAGGGCTCGGCCAAGGTCGCCCTGTGCGTCATCAGCGCCGCCAAGGAGGGCCTGAACGAGCTGGTGGCCGCCGACACCCTGGTGTTCCTCCAGGAGTCCTGGGACCCGATCGAGAACAAGCAGTTCAAGGCCCGCGTCGACAGGCCCGGCCAGAAGGCCGGCTCGGTCTCCATCATCACGGTGGTCTCCGAGGGCACCCTCGAGGAGTTCGACAAGATCGAGAAGCTGGAGGGCAAGGAGGTGCACTTCCAGGAGGTCGTCAACGACGAGGGCATCCTCCGGCGCATGCTCGGCCACAAGGGGCCGGCGTGACGGACGAGCTGTGGACCGACGGGTCGGCCGGGCCCACCAACCCCGGGCCCGGCGGCTGGGCCGTCGTCGACGCCTCCGGCCCCGTCCTGCTCGGCGCCGCCGACTGGGCGACCAACAACGCGATGGAGGGCCAGGCCCTGGTCGCGGCCATGCTCCTGTGCGGCGAGGCCGGCGACGGCTCGCCCGTCACCAGGATCTACACCGACAGCCAGCTCTGGGTCAACATCCTCACGAAGTGGGCGCCGGGCTGGGAGGCCAGGGGCTGGCGCAAGGCCGACGGCACCGAGCCGGCCAACCTGGAGCTCGTCCAGGAGGCCCTGTGGGCCTACCAGGGCGCCCAGTGCGAGCTGGTCTGGGTAAAGGGCCACCGGGACAACGCGGGGAACCTGAGGGCTGACGAGTGGGCCGACAGAGCCCGGGAGATGGGGGCCGAGGCGGCCGCCGCACACGGGGACCACGCGCCGACCACGCGCGCTACTGTTCAGGAGTCGGAGGGGACGGGCATCCCCTCGCAGGAAGGATCACCAGTGGACCACCCAGTCGTCGCCGAGCCGACCCTCGCGGAGGGCGCGGTCTCGGCACCCGTCATGAAGTTCAGCAACTCCGAGCTCCGGGCATTCAAGCGCTGCCGCCGCAAGTGGTGGCTGGCCTACTACCACAAGCTCACGCCCCGCCGCGACGGCGTGGGCCCGCTCTCCATCGGCAACATGATCCACCACCCGCTCGAGCTGTACTACGCCGAGCCGGCCCGCGCCCCCGAGACCTTCGACTGGGAGACCCCGCTCGCCCGCCACGTCGAGGCCCGGCTCGAGGACCCCAACCTGCCGGACCACCTCCACGGCCGCATGCTCGAGGACTACGAGCTGGTCAAGATCATGCTCAGGGGCTACTTCGAGTGGCTGGTCGAGGAGGGCGCCGACAGCGAGATCAACGTCCTCTCCGCGGAGAGGGAGATCGAGGCCTACCTGGGGCACATCGAGGGCGCCGAGGTCTGGCTCATCGGCAAGCTCGACACCGAGACCGAGCTGCGCTCCGACGGCCGCGTGGTGTTCATGGACCACAAGTCCTGCCAGACCCTCAGCGACCTGCCCAAGACGGGGCCCCTCGACGAGCAGCTCAAGACCTACGGCCTCCTCCAGCGGATGGAGGCGATCGCCGAGGGCCGGCCCGACCAGCGCTTCGCCAGCGGCGGCATGTGGAACATGCTCCGCAAGGTCAAGCGGACTGCCAGGTCCAACCCGCCCTTCTACGGCAGGGCGTCGGTGTCCCACAACGACACCGTCTACCGGAACTTCCACAAGCGGGTCTGGGGCGAGGTCACCGACATCCTCCGGGTCCGCCGGTACCTCGACGAGGGCGCCGACCACCAGGTGGTGGCCTACCCCAACCCGACGCGCGACTGCTCGTGGGACTGCCCCTTCTTCATGACCTGCCCCCAGTTCGACGACGGCTCCGACGTAGAGTCCGTGGTCCAGCTGGAGTTCGTCCAGCACGACCCCTACGAGAGGTACACAGAGGTGGAGAAGGGATGACCCAGCAGCAGTACGACCAGCAGGCCGTCGTCGCCCAGGTCGCCCAGGTCGCGGAGGTCGCGGCCTGGCAGAGGAGCAGCTTCACGGCGGTCATCCACGGGGAGTCGGGCGGCGGCAAGTCCACGCTGGCCGACAGCGTCCCGGGCCCCCGGCTGGTCCTCGACGCGGAGGGCGGCTCCGAGTACACGCCGTCGTGGCCCAAGCAGATCTGGAACCCCCTGCTGTACGCCCCGCCGGGCGTCCAGGGCTGCGAGCCCGGCCAGGAGGTCTGCGCCGAGACGGTCCGGGTCATCGTCCGCGACTGGGCGACCTGGGCGCGCGTCCACCAGTGGCTCGACTCCGGGATGCACCCGTTCAAGTCGGCCATCCTGGACTCGCTGACCGAGATCCAGAAGCGGTGCCGCGACGCCATCCGCGGGACCGAGCGGATGCAGACCCAGCACTGGGGCGACCTCCTGATCGAGATGGAGGCCGTCGTCCGCCGCATGCGCGACATCGCGAAGGACCCGGCCAACCCGCTCCAGAACGTGATCTTCCTGACGCTCACCGACGACAAGAACGGCGGCCTCTTCCGGCCGTTCCTCCAGGGGTCACTGCAGAAGGCCCTGCCCGGCTTCGTGGACCTCGTAGGGTTCCTGTACACCGAGCAGGCGGCCGACGGGCAGGGCCTCCTGCGCCGGCTCATGATCCAGCCCTACGGCCAATACGTGGCCAAGGACCGCACCCACGTCCTGTCCCGGACCTTCGGCTCCGTCGTGGCGCTGAAGGACATCGACACCGGGGCCGGCGGGTACGACCTGACCGACTTCATCAACATCCTCGAGGGCCGGTACAACGCCGGCCCCGCAAACACCGGAGGTATCCAGCAGTGAGTTCCGTGACCTGGGGAGCAGTGCTCCAGAACGTCCAGCCCAACGCGGGCTTCCAGCCCCTCGCCCCCGCGACCTACCGGTTCCGGATCCTCACGGGCCAGGGCAAGACCGCGCAGTCGGGCAAGCAGATGGTCTCCGTGCAGATGGAGGTCATCAACGAGGGCAAGGCCAAGGGCCGGAAGGTCTGGCACAACTGGGTCCTCCCCGACCAGCACGACGACAAGGCCGAGCAGTCGCTGGGCTTCTTCCTCGGCGACATGCTGGCCTTCGGCATCACGAAGGAGTGGCTGATCCAGTCCTTCGGCAACCAGGCCATCACCCGCGAGCACTGCGAGTTCATCGCCCAGCAGCTCGTCAACCGGGCCTGCAAGGCCAACGCCACGCTCCAGAAGAACGACGCGACGAGGAACAACTTCGGGTCGTTCACCGAGGACGACGGCGTGGACCCGCCGGAGCCGGCCGCCGCGCCGACCGCGGGCTCGCTCGGCCTGGGCACCCCGCCGCCGCCCGCGATGCCCGGGGTCCAGGCCCCTCCGGCCGGAGGGGGCTTCCCGCCGCCGGCCCCCGGGGGCATGCCCGCCCCGGGGATGCCCCAGCCCGGCATGGCGCCCCCGGCCCAGGCTGCGGCCATGGCCCCGCCCGCGCCGCAGCAGTACGCGGCTCCGCCCGCCCAGGAGCAGCAGGCCCCGCCGATGGCGCCCCCGCAGGCGCCCCCGGTCCAGCAGGCCCCGCCGCAGATGCCCGGCATGCCCGGCGCCCCCGCGGCCGCGCCGCCGGCCTTCCAGCCGCCGAGCCAGCCCGGGGTCCCCGCGCCCCAGCCGCCCGGCGTTCCCCAGGCCGGAGCGCCCGCGGCCCCCCAGGCGAGCTTCTGATGGGCGTGGCGAGCGTCCAGGGGACGGTGGCCGACGCCGTCAGCGGCGTGATCCTGGCCGGCATCCTCGACGAGGTCTCGGAGGAGATCCTCAGGGCCGGCAGGAAGCACGGCCCCGAGTCGATGGCCGCACCCGGCCACGACGCCGGCAAGCGGCTCGGGATCCTCATGGAGGAGGGCGGCGAGGTCGCCGAGGAGGTGTCCCTCCTCCTGCTCCGCAAGAGCAACGAGGTCCAGGCCCAGCTCGGCCGCATCGCGCGACGGACGACCTACGACAACGGGGACTTCGACTCCCTGCGCGAGGAGCTCGTCCAGCTGACCGCCATGGGCGCGGCCTGGCTCCACGCCCTCGAGGCGGAGGGGCGCTTCCAGGCTCCCCAGTTCGACTAGCAGCACCGGGGGCGACCGGCACCGGGCCGGACGCGGGATAGGGTTCAACTCCCTGCGCCCCACCAATCCAAGGACCTGGGCGGGTCCCTGGCGGGAAGGATCACACACATGGCCGACTGGGGCCTGCTCGAGCACGCGAGTCCGCGTCGCTCCCACGACATGCACGGCATCAAGCGGGCCCTGCCCGTCGAGTGGGTGCTGGGCCGCAAGGGGGTCATGCTCGAGCCGTCGGGGGACGGGCGGCTGGTGTCGCTCTGCCCCTTCCACCCCGACGAGTCGCCCTCCTTCGCGGTGTTCCACCAGCCGGGGGACGAGCTCGCCCTCAGCCGCGTCGGGTGCTGGGGCTGCGACTTCAAGAACGGCGACCTGTTCGACTTCCTCCAGCGCTTCCTCCAGGTGCCCCTGGCGCAGGCCGTGGACCACGCGGCGGCCCTCCTGCAGGAGTTCCAGGCCGACCCCAACTGGAGGTCCCAGGCGGGCGAGCAGGCCGCCCACGCGAGGCCCAAGGCCGACCCCGCCGACCTGATCGCGATCGCCCGCCAGGCAAGCTCCCTCGCGGCGGCGGACCAGACGGCCGTCCTCCGCCTGATCGACGAGAAGGCCAACGTCAAGGGGGAGCCCGGCTGGGCCCTCCTGACCGCGGACTTCCTCCGGGCCCACTGGCACGTCGGCGTCGACGACGACTGGACGACCGTCGTCCCCCACCTGTCCCGCGACGCCGAGGGCCAGCCCCAGGTGAAGGCCCTGAAGACCCGCTCACCGCGGTCGCACCTCATCGCCCGCAAGGGGTCCGACCTCGCCCACCTCTACGGCGAGTACCAGATGCAGGGCCACAAGCGGGTCCTGCTCTGCGAGGGCGAGTCCGACGCCTGGTGCGCCAGCGCCGCCCTCTGGGGCCAGGACATAGACGTCCTGTCCCTGCCGTCGGGGGCCAGCGCGTACCCCAAGGAGGCGTGGGTCAAGCTCCTCGAGGACAAGGACGTGGTCATCGCCTTCGACGGCGACCGCGCCGGCCGCGTCGCCGCGAGGAAGTGGTGGTTCAAGCTCAGCCACATGCCGCCCGACCGCGGGCCCAACAGCCTGCGCTTCGCCACCCTCCCCGACGGCAAGGACCTGGCCACGGTGCCGAACCTGGTCCGGGTCGTGATGGAGGCCAGCGCGGTCCCGCCCAGCGTCGGCAACGTCTCCTACGACCGGGAGCGCGGGGTCTACATCCGGACCACCCCGGCGCGGGACGAGAACGACGAAGACACCGAGACCGTCATCAGCAACTGGGCCCTGGACCCGCTGCGCGAGCTCGCGCTGGAGGACGGCTCGAAGGCGTACGAGGGCATGGTCAACGGCAAGGACGTCCTGCTCCAGTCGCACAACCTCCGCAGCGACGCGTCGATCAAGGCCTGGGCCGAGACCGTCGGCGGCAACTGGCTCGGCTCCTCCAGGGACGCCGCGGCCCTCCTGGGCAACCTCCAGAACGAGGGGCCCTTCCTCGGGCGGGGCCGGGCCACCTCGGTGCTCGGCTGGCACGACGGCCAGTTCGTCCTGCCGGACGGCTACATCGGCCCCGACTACTGGCGGTACATCCCCCCGGCGGCTAGCCTGTCGAGCAAGTCCCTGAAGATCCAGGAGGGGCCCTGGGACCCCCGTGCCCTGGACCTGATGCTGAACCTCCGCCGGCCGGAGATCATGCACCCCATCATCGCGTGGCTCTTCGCGGCGCCCCTGCGGTCGACCTTCGAGGTGTTCCCCTTCCTGGCGGTCACCGGCCAGTCGGGCTCCGGCAAGACGACCCTGATCCGCGCCCTGCTCGACAAGCTGGGCTGGAAGATCTTCACCACGATCACGGGCACGACGCCGCACGCCATCCTCGCCCAGGTCGGCGTCTCCAACGGCATCCCCGTCTGGTTCGACGAGTACCGGCCGGGCAGCCGCGAGGAGTCCAAGCGCGCCCTGGACCAGGTCCTGCGCGACGCCTACGACCGCAGCCCCACCAAGAAGGGCGGCGGGTCGGACAAGAACCCGCTGGCCATCATCGAGATGCCGACCGAGGCCCCCATCATCGTGACGGGCGAGGACGCCTTCACCGAGACCTCGCACATCGAGCGGATGGTCTGGGTCAAGCTCGACCGCACCGACAAGAACCGGGCGGACCTCGAGAGCCTGCTGGCCACCGACACGTCCGGGCTCGGCCACGCGTACCTCCGGTGGCTCGTGGAGGGCAACCAGGCGCAGGCCCTGCCCAGCCTCAGGGTCAACACGACCATCGACCGGCAGACCACCAACCAGCAGATCCTCCAGGTTGGCTGGGAGCTGTTCAGGTCCTTCTACCAGGCCGCCACCGGCAACGACCCGGGCCAGCCGAACCTCGGCGCCTACCTGGCCAACGTCAGCGACCACACGGACCCGACGACCGAGGCGCTGATCTGGGCCCAGGGCCAGACCGTCTACGGCGCCACCGAGCCCGTCGTCCAGGTGCACGGCGACGACGTCATCGTGCAGCTGGAGTCCTTCGTCCAGGTGGTCAACAAGGCCGGCACCTTCGTCCTGCCCGGCGGCGTGGTCGCGATCGCCAACATCCTGGAGAACGACTGGCAGGCCTACAAGCGGGCCAACCCGATCACCAGGCAGCGCCAGTACGTGCTGCCGGGCGGCGCCGGCAGGCTCATGGAGGCAACGGCGCCGGCTTACGGCTGACCCGGAAGCACGCCGGCGTGATTACTAGCCAGAATCGCTTAGATTAGTCATAAGCCGTTTACGGGCCTATCACACTCACGCCACACTCCTGTTACCGGCCCCCAGGGAGGGAGCCCGAGTGAGGGAGACAGTGATGACCATGACCAAGGAGAAGGACCGCACGGCAGACGGGCTGGTCCCGCGACCGAGGCGGTCCGGCCGCAGGCCGGCCCACCACCTGGAGCCGAGCCCGTACGACCTGAGCAAGCCCATGGACCTCGCGCCCATCCGGCGGCGCAAGGACCCGCGCCTCCCCAGCCAGCGCCTGACGGCCTTCTGGGTGGTCGTCAAGGACCAGCACGTCGGCCGGGTGGTGATGGTCGAGTTCGAGGACAGGCCGGGCTGGTTCTACCAGCCCGAGGTGATGGGGCCGGCCGACAAGAGGCCGGTCAAGATCGGCGAGCCCGAGGCGAAGCGCCGCGACGCCGTGAACGCCGTCATCGACGAGTGGCGCACCCGGGTGAAGCTGGCCGGCCAGTGAGGCGCCCCACCCGGCGGCTGGCCCGAGAGCCACCAGTCGACGGCCCGTCCCGGTTCCCCCTGGAACTGGGGCGGGCCGAACTGTTTACGTAGGGACCACAGGCGGCGTATGTTTCTTCCACGGCAACAACGCCTACGACCTGGGGAGGTCCCAATGAAGTTCATTCAGACCGCGGACGTCAAGAAGGGCGACGTCCTCGCCAGCGGCCGCGTCCTCGCAGTCCGCCGCACGGCCAAGACGACCTTCATCACCGTGAACAACACCGTGAGCGGCGGGGTCAACACCTACCCGCAGCCGACCAACACCAAGGTCGCCCTCGTCGAGGAGGGTGACAAGTGAGCGCCTTCGCCACGGGGCCCGTGTGCCTCGACG